AAAGACCCGCGATGTGGACGTTCGGCAGGTCAAATGGTGCAAAACCAACGGGTTTGAGGTGCTGGAAGAGCGTGACTGGGCGGGCAAATACATCCCCGTTATTCGCGTAATTGGCAACGAATTTGAGATAGACGGGCGGATGTACGTCAGCGGCCTGGTGCGAAACGCCAAAGATGCGCAGCGCATGTACAACTACTGGGTGAGCCAAGAGGCCGAGATGCTGGCGCTGGCACCCAAGGCACCGTTTATTGGTTATGGCGGTCAGTTTGAGGGCTACGAAGCCCAATGGAAGACGGCCAACATCAACAACTGGCCCTACCTTGAGGTCAACCCCGATGTGACCGACGGCCAAGGCGGGCCGCTGCCGTTGCCAGCGCGGTCGCAGCCACCGATGGCCTCAAGCGGCCTGTTGCAAGCCAAAGCGGGCGCGGCAGACGACATCAAGAGTTCGACCGGGCAGTACGACTCAAGCCTCGGGGCCACCAGCAACGAGCGATCGGGACGGGCGATTCTGGCCCGCGAGAAGCAGTCCGACACCGGCACCTACCACTATGTGGACAACCTGGCGCGGGCGATCCGGTACGCCACGCGGCAACTGGTCGATCTGATCCCGAAGATCTACGACACGCAGCGCATCGCCCGCATCATTGGCATCGACGGCGAGACAGAGCAAGCCATGATCGACCCGATGCAACCCATGCCGGTCAAGCGGATCCAGAACGAGGCTGGCATCGTCATCAAGAAGATCTACAACCCCAACGTCGGCAAGTACGATGTTGCGGTCACGACCGGCCCAAGCTACATGACCAAGCGGCAGGAGTCGTTGGACGCGATGAGCCAACTGCTGCAAGGTAACCCGCAACTGTGGGCGGTGGCTGGCGACCTGTTCATCAAGCACATGGATTGGCCTGGGGCGCAAGAAATGGCGGCGCGGTTTGCCAAGACGATTGATCCCAAACTGCTGTCCAACGAGGACGACCCGGCGCTGCAAGCGGCCAACCAGCAGATGCAAGCGATGGGCCAAGAGATGCAGCAGATGCACCAGATGCTGCAAAACGTCCATCAGTCGATGGAAGCCCAGACGCTAAAGGTCAAAGAGTTCGAGAGCCAGGTCAAAGCCTACGATGCGGAGACAAAACGAATCTCGGCGGTGCAGGCTGGCATGTCGCCCGAACAAATCCAAGACATTGTGCTTGGAACCGTCCACGGAATGATTACCTCTGGCGATCTGATTAACGAGATGCCGGGGCGCGACCAGGACATGATGCCGCAGGAGGACATGATGCAGGGGATGCCGCACATGCAGAACATGCCGCCGCCGGACATGAGTCAGATGCCGCCTGACATGGGCCAGATGCCACCGCAAGGAATGCCGCAATGAAATGCGCTGACTTTCTAGGGATGCTGTTTCTAGCGCGGGATGTGACGCATTCTGTGCATTTAAATACCCGCAGCTACTCCAAGCACGTTGCGCTGAACATCTTCTACGAACGCATCGTAGGTGCGGCTGACGACTTTGCCGAAGCCTACCAAGGGCGGCACGGTCTGATCGGCCCGATCTCGCTGATGTCTGCCAAGAAAACGGCCAACATCATTGAGTTTTTGGAAGACCAGTTGAAAGAAATCGAAGCGGCTCGGTACGATGTGGTGGATAAGTCGGACACTTCGTTGCAGCAACTCATCGACAACATTGTCGAGATCTATCTACGCACCTTGTACAAACTGAAATTCCTTGCTTAGGACACCACCATGTCAGCCACCTATAAAAGTATCAGCGCCACTACGCAGGTCAAGGTCGGGTTCGGGGTCTTGAAAGGCATCTTTGTCAGCGCCGCAAGTGCAACACCGCTTATCACGGTCTACGACTCTGGCACCGCAAGCACGGGTGACCCCACGATACTGGGCGTTTTTGCCCCCGCAGCGGCAGGTAATTATCTGTTTACCAATAACGGTATAACGGCAAGCCAAGGAATCTACGTTGTCATATCGGGAACGGTAGTGGCAACTATTATTTACGAATAACCGCACTGGCGCGGAACGCCAGGGATTCCAAGGAATCAAGCCATGTCTGACGAAGTACTAGCGGAAGCACCCGCGCCGGAACAGGTTGCCACGGCGGCACCTGAACCTGAGATTGCAGCGCCGGTAGAAGCACAACCGGAGTCACCGAAAAGTTTCTCGCAAGAGGAACTGGACGCGGCTATCGGGAAGAGGCTTGCACGAGAGCAGAGGAAATGGGAGCGCGAAGCACGGCAGGCCGAAGCACCAAAGCCTGTCCCTGTGGAGCATGTTACGCCCGAACAGTTTACGACGACCGAGGAATACGTTGAGGCACTGACGACTTCCAAGGCGCAACAGATTGTTCAGCAGCAACAGTACGCGAAACAGCAACAAGAGTTGCTTGGTAGCTATCACGAGAAGGAAGAGGATGCGCGAGGCCGGTACGAGGACTTCGAACAAGTTGCGTACAACCCCAAGCTGCCGATTACTAATGTGATGGCCCAGACGATTCAGGCTGCGGATAACGGCCCAGATATTGCATATTATCTTGGCACGAATCCAAAGGAAGCTGACCGCATTGCCCGACTCACGCCGATCTTGCAGGCTAAAGAAATAGGACGATTGGAGGCAAAGGTTGCTTCCGAACCCGCTACAAAACGTACATCCAGCGCACCTGCGCCGATTTCACCCGTCACCGCCCGTGGAGGTCACTCCGGCAGTTTCGATACCACAGACCCAAGGTCACTTAAAACCATGACCACAAGCCAGTGGATTGAAGCTGAAAGAGCACGACAAGTGAAAAAGCAGGAAGCGAGGAACCGCTAACACAATTCATAATCCGGAAAGTTATCAGAAAGGCATCTTTTCCTAAGTGTAAACCTATGAATGCCAATGACTTTAGCAGCCTCCGCAAAGGAGCGATATTCAACACCCATAACTCTGCAAGCAGTGTTGCGGTGGTGGGCAAGGCTTCGCTCTTTTTTGGACGCATCGCTATGACCAGCACGGGCAAAAAGAGGACGTTTGCGGCCAAGAAGTGCGGCGCGTTGCTTTGCTTTTGTTTCGTCGGACGTAACCCGTCCGGTGCGATATTTGCGAATCTTCTCCCGCGTTTCAGGGCTACGGATGTAGCGGCCATTTTTTTGGAGAAGGTCGCCATGTCTTTCTTGCAAATGCTCTCTTTGCGTAAGACATTCAAGGTTGTCGGCGCGGTTGTCGGTTTTGTCGCCGTTAATGTGGTGGACTTGTTTGCTTGGCGTAAAATCGTCAAGCCAACATGTCGCCACAATGCGGTGCATAAGCCTACCCCCAAACCACAAGTACCCCTGCGGATGGACAGTTGGGGTACAAGGTTGCATCTTTCTGATAACTTTCCCGCAACGCGAAACCGCGTAAAGATGGTCAAAGAATCGGTATTCGGTTCCTTCTATCGTAACGCTAATCATGTTGTGCCTTCTTTGGTGGTTATGGAATCGTCATTCTAACCTCCTTTAAAGGAATAGGACAATGGGCAATACTTTGCTCACAATTGATATGATCACTAGGAAGTCTCTCGAAATCCTCGAGAACAACCTGGTCATCTCCCGCAACGTCAACAAAGAGTACGACGACAGCTTTGCCGTCGAAGGTGCCAAGATCGGCTCGACCCTGCGGATTCGTCTGCCGGATCGCGCTCTGGTGACCGACGGGGCCGCGCTGCAAGTGCAGGACGACAACGAGCAGTACACCACGCTGACGGTTTCCAGCCAGAAGCACATCGGCATCAACTTCACTTCCGCCGAACTGACCATGCAGTTGGACGACTTCGCGGAACGTGTTCTCAAGCCGCGTATCAGCCAGTTGGCTGCAAGCGTGGACGCTGACGTTGCCAACGCGTACAAGTCGATTTACAACACTGTCGGCACTCCTGGCACCACGCCCGCGACCGCTCTGGTTCTGCTGCAAGCGCAACAGAAACTGAACGAGTCGGCTGCGCCTATGTCGCCGCGCTACGCAACTGTCAACCCGGCTGCGAACGCTGGTCTGGTGAACGGCCTGTCGGGTTTCTTCAACCCGCAAAGCACGATCTCCCGCCAGTTCAAGACCGGCATGATGGGTGAGGGCGTTCTTGGCTACGATGAAATGAACATGTCGCAGTCGATTGTTAACCACACCACGGGCAGCCGCGCAGGAACCATTCTGGTCAACGAAACGGTCGCTACTCAAGGGCAAGCTACTATTACCCTTGATGGCCTTACCTCGACCACCACAGTTACTGTGGGCGATGTGTTCACCATTGCTGGCGTGTATGCGGTCAACCCGCAAACCCGTCTTAGCACCGGTAGCCTGCAACAGTTTGTGGTAACCGCAGCGCAAACAGCGTCCGGTGGTGACATGGCTAACATGGCGATTTCGCCGCCCATGTACACGGCTGCAAATGCGCTGGCGACCATCGATGCGTTCCCGGCTAACAACGCTGCGGTGACGTTCGTTGGAACCGCGTCCACCGTGTACCCGCAAAACTTGGTTTATCACAAGAACGCGATCACGCTGGCTACGGCTGACCTCTTGCTCCCGCAAGGTGTTGATATGGCTTCGCGCCAAGTGCATAACGGGATCTCGATGCGTATCGTGCGTCAGTACGATATCAACAACGACCGTATGCCTTGCCGGGTTGATGTGCTGTATGGTTTCAACACCATTCGCCCGCCGATGGCCTGCCGTATCTGGGGTTAACCAAAACGCCCCCGCCTAGCGCGGGGGCAATTCAATCTTTCAGGAGAAGCAATCATGGCACTTCCTTCAGTTGGTGGCGGCTATCAGTTCACTGATGGCAACCAGAACGAACAAACAATCGGCACCCAAGCAGCGCCCCAAACGGCAACTGCAACCGCAACGCTGTCTGTTGCTCAAATCACCGGAGGTCTTTTGGTGGGTAACCCGTCAACTACGGCGGCGTCCTACACTTTGCCTACGGCGACTTTGATCGACGCAACGATGACCAACATGAAAGTCAATAGCACTTTCCGGTTGAATATTATTAACTTGGGCACCAGTACCGGCCTTATCACGGTGGTTGTCGGCACCGGCATTACTGCGGTAGGCAACCTTGTTGTTGCTATTACTGGCAGTGCGGCAGGTGTTAGCGGCGCGGCAGAATTTCTGTTTCGCAAAACTGACACCGCTGCGTACAGCGTTTATCGCGTAGCCTAAGTAACACCCGCCCCTTAGCAATAGGGGGCGGGATTTGGAGAAGATCATGGTCATCTACATGCGGCACCCCGTCCACGGTAGTAAAGTCGCTATTGCGGAAGCCGAGGCCGAGGCCGATGCGAAGAACGGTTGGGAACGCTATGACGCAGGTGCGTTGCTGACACCCAGCGAACCCGTTCTAAACGAACTGGCTAAACCTCGCGGGCGACCGCGTAAGGAACTCGCGGCATGACCACGTCCGCTGGCGACCAGATCAACGGAGCGTTGCGCCTTATCGGTCAACTGGCCGAAGGGGAAACGCCTTCTGCGGCGACTTCCGATGATGCGTTGACCGCGCTGAACCAGATGCTGGATAGCTGGTCGGCTGAACGCCTGTCCGTATTCTCAACGCAAGACCAAGTGTTTACCTGGCCTGCATCTACCAAATCCAGAACCATTGGGCCAACTGGCGACTTTGTCGGCAACCGACCCGTGTTACTGGATGACGCAACGTACTTTCGAGATCCAAGTAACAACATCAGTTTTGGCATCAAGATTATCAACCAGCAACAGTACGATGGGATTGCGGTAAAGACCGTCACCAGCACCTATCCGCAGGTGATCTGGGTAAACATGGACATGCCCAATATGGACATGTACATCTACCCCGTGCCGACAAAGGCGCTGGAGTGGCACTTTATCAGCGTTACCGAACTGGTCGAGCCAGCGACTCTGGCGACCACGTTGGTGGTGCCGCCCGGCTATCTGCGTTGTTTCCGATTCAATCTGGCGTGTGAGATTGCTGCCGAGTTTGGCGTGGAGCCGCCGCCCCAAGTGCAACGGATTGCAATGTCCTCCAAGCGCAACATCAAGCGGATCAACAACCCCGACGATGTGATGAGCCTGCCGTACAGCATCGTGGCAACCCGCCAGCGGTTCAATATCTACAGTGGCAATTATTGATGCTTATCGCGCTATCTAGCCAATTGCCAAGATTTCCCCATCCATATCGCGGTCACCATATGGATGGTTACTCCATTTCTTTTAGCTACTACAGCGCGGGTTTCGCCTTTTTGCTTGGCATAATAAATATCTTTAGCTTGATCAAAAGTCAGTTTTTTAGCTTTTCCAAGCACATACAACGCGTGTTTAGCGTTTTCTTTTGCGCTAACGTATTCCAAGTTATCCAAACTATTATTTTGTTTGTTTCCGTCTTTATGGTTGACTTGCGCGCCGGAAGGACGCGGGCTGATAAAAGCCCCCGCGACCATGCTGTGTATCGTCTTATGCCAATGTATATTGCTAACAGCGAGCGTAACAAACAAATACCCGTCGGTACGCAACGCGGGGGCAAGTATTTTTGTGCGCTCTTTGTACGCCGCGCCGCGCAATATTTTGCTAACAACCGTCTGGCTAATGTTAAAACAAGGGGCAATTTTTCTCGCGCTAAGTCCTTCGGCGCTAAGTTGAAATATTGCCTCTATTTGTTTTTTGGAAAGGGTTCGTTGCGACAAGTTTGCGGGGCGAAGACTTTTAACGCGCCCGTGGGAACTTACTTCGTACACTCCCTCAAACTTAAGCACAGGAAGCCAAGTTTCCATGAAAACTCCAATAAGTTGAAAACTGGAGTATATCATCAAGACTAACATTTTAGGCGGTAGCTACGTCACCCGATCAATCAATGCGGCAGACAACCGCATGGTCAACCTGTTCCCCGAAGCTATCCCCGAAGGTAGCGGCGGGAAGGAAGCCGGGTTCTTGCTGCGGTGTCCTGGCTTGCGGTTACTCGCAACCGTTGGCAGCGGCCCGATTCGCGGCCTGTGGGTGACCAATGGCGTGGCCTATGTGGTGTCGGGAAGCGAGTTCTATAGCCTGACCACAAGCTACACGGCTACCCTGCTTGGCACGGTCACCGGCACTGGCCCGGTCAGCATGGCCGACAATGGGACGCAGATCTTCATCGCCTGTAATCCGTTAAGTTATATCTACAACACCTCCACGGCGGTGTTCGCCCAGATCACGGACGTTGATTTCCCCGGCGCGGGATCGGTCGGCTACCTTGACGGGTACTTTGTATTCAACGAGCCAAACACGCAGAAGTTTTGGGTAACCAGCTTGCTAGACGGCACTTCTGTAGACCCGTTGGACTTCGCAAGTGCTGAAGGCTACCCCGACAATGTGATTTCTCTGATCGTAGATCACCGCGAGATCTTCCTGTTTGGCACAACCAGCGTTGAGGTCTGGTACGACGCGGGAACGCCGGACTTTCCCCTAGCGCGTGTTCAAGGCGCATTTATGGAAGTGGGCTGCGAGGCCGCGTACTCTGTGGCAAAACTCGACAACAGCGTGTTCTGGCTAGGATCGGACGCTCGGGGGCGCGGGATTGTCTACCGGGCTAACGGCTACACCCCGGCGCGGATCTCGACCAACGCGGTGGAATACGCCATCCAAAGTTACGGCAACATCACAGACGCGATTGGCTACACCTACCAGCAGGACGGCCATCCGTTCTATGTGCTGGTCTTTCCGTCAGCCGAAGCAACGTGGGTCTATGACGTGTCCACTACGTTGTGGCATGAACGCGCTGGGTTTGAAAGCGGACAATTTGTGCGACACCGCAGCAACTGCCAAATGTCGTTCAATGACGAGATTGTGGTGGGAGACTATGAGGACGGGCGAGTGTACGCCTTTGACCTTGATGTTTACGCTGACGACGACCAGATCCAAAAGTGGCTGCGGTCATGGCGGGCGCTGACTACGGGGCAGAACAACCTCAAGCGAACCGCGCACCACAGCTTACAGTTGGATGCCCAAACGGGCGTTGGCTTGAATGACGGGCAAGGCAGCGATCCTCAAGTCATGCTGCGCTGGTCGGATGACGCGGGGCATACCTGGTCGAACGAGCATTGGAAGTCGATGGGCGCGATTGGCAATTACGGCTACCGTACCATCTGGCGGCGGCTCGGCATGACGGAGAAGATCCGCGACCGAGTCTATGAGGTGTCTGGAACAGATCCGGTCAAGATCGCCATCATGGGCGCTGAACTGTTTGTAACGCCAACGAGTAGCTAGTGGCAAACCTCAACATAACCAACATCCCCGCGCCTCGGGTGCCGTTTATTGACGAGCGCACCGGGCTGATGGCGCGGGAGTGGTATCGGTTCTTTCTTAACCTGTTCGTCTTGACCGGCAGCGGCAACAACCCCGTATCGCTTGAGGAATTGCAGCTTGGGCCACCCAATCAGCCCGATCTGACCGAGTTGCTGATCCAGATCAACCAGAACATCGCCCCGCAATACGAGGATCAATCGGGCGACTTCTTGGCTACTCTGGACACCGCGCAACTCATGTCGATGATGGCGCGGTTTGAGAACGCCGAAGCCGCCATTCAGGGCGCGTATCTCCATCCAGTTGTGCAGACCGGCACCATTGCCAACTACAACCTTGACGGTAGCCCAACAGCGGGGGGCATAGCCTACGGCACCGGCCCTGCTCTGGCGGTGAGCGCAGCCGGGACAGTGGGTCAGGTACTGACCAGCGGTGGTGCTGGAGCGCCGACATGGGCCACAGACGCGGGTGGCTCGGTCACCAGCGTATCTGTGGTGTCTGCTAACGGGCTGGCGGGGACGGTGGCTACGGCGACAACAACCCCGGCGATCACGCTCTCCACGACCATTACCGGCCTGCTCAAGGGCAACGGAACGGCGATTAGCGCAGCGACCAGCGGCACCGACTACGCCCCCGCGACCAGCGGCACCTCAATCCTGTACGGAAACGGGTCTGGCGGCTTCAATAACGTCACGATCGGCACAGGCGTGGCCTTTTCAGCCGGAACGCTATCCGCAACCGGCTCGGGTGGCACGGTGACCAGCGTGACCGGAACGGCCCCCGTTGTATCGTCAGGTGGCACAACGCCAGCAATCTCAATGCCTGCTGCCACAACGTCGGTCAACGGTTACCTGACCAGCACAGATTGGAATACGTTTAACAACAAGGGCAGCGGCACGGTAACCTCTGTTAGCGGTACTGCCGGGCGGATTACCAGCACCGGCGGGGCAACTCCTGTCATTGATCTGGTTTCGGGTATTGCCACGCCGGGAACAACCGGGTCTGTGTCGCTCATCCCCGTGGTCACCATCGACACTTACGGGCGGGTGACCAGCATCACAACCGCTGCCAACCCGCAAGGCACTGTCACCAGCGTGACCGGCACAGCGCCGGTTGTCAGTTCTGGCGGCGCTACCCCAGCGATCTCAATGGCGGCTGCAACAACAAGCGTTAACGGTTACCTGACCAGCGCCGATTGGACTACGTTCAACAACAAGCAACCGGCGGGCAGTTATTTAGTGAGCGGCGGGGCGCTGGGCACACCATCTAGTGGAACCGCCACAAACTTAACGGGCACCGCAACCGGGCTGACCGCCGGAAGCGCAACAACCGCAGTCAATACAAATGGCGGGTATGTAACGCTCGGGGCAAGCAACACCCTGACTTTGGGGTCCAGTTCTTATGTTATAGCCGGATCAACATACGGTTTCTTCATTAACAGTTCTGGAGACTTAGCCAACCTGTACAAGTTTGACAATTCTGGCGCGGTCCGTTGGTACAACTACGGGGCTGGCGCAATAACTTCAGACGCATCTGGAAATTTGACTTCAGTTTCCGGAGAAGAATACAAGATCAAAGACGGGGTGCCCAAAGACCCGGTTCGTATGCTGATGGATCTCAAGCCGGAATATTACTTCTGGGCCGATACAAAGCGTTTTAACAACCAACGCCAGCTTGGGTTTTTCGCGCAGAATGTAAATAAAGCAATTGGCGAAGAGGCCGCGCCTACGCCCGTTGAAAACGTATGGATAAATGAAAAAGGGCAAGAGTCGCGCAATACTCCACCTTGGGGCTACTATGACCGATCCGTACTATCGGTAACGGTTCTTGCGTTGCAAAAATTAATAACTGAGTTTGACGCTTACAAGGCCGCGCACCCATGACTATGTCTTTGCGCAAAACCGCAAAAATATCTTGGCTACTAAAATTAAAACGATAGGATACTTATGAGCGCAACACTCACTCCAACCCCGGTCATGCAGTTTCTTGATAGCAACGGAAACCCGTTGTCCGGCGGTCTGCTCTATACCTACGCGGCTGGCACCAGTACGCCTCTGGCAACCTATACGGACTACGGCGGCGCGACACCTAACGCAAACCCCGTTGTGTTGAATTCCCGTGGCGAGGCCAGTATCTGGTTAAGTGCTGCCTTGTACAAGTTCATGCTTAAAGACTCAACCGGCGCATTGATCTGGACTGCGGATAATATCGGGGGCGAAGCAACTCTTGCGGCATTGGCCGCGTCAAACGGCTCTTCTCTCGTAGGATATATTTCATCCGGCACAGGCGCGGTAGCCACGACTGTCCAGGCTAAACTACGTCAGACCTTCAGCGTGTTTGATTTTCTTAGCGCCGCAGAAATTACCGCAGTCCAGACCAACACTTATACGACTGTGACAAGTGTTGCCACGGGGTTCCAGAGCGCCCTGACTGCCGCCGCAGGAAACAATCTGTTTGTACCGGCTGGCACATACCGCATCGGGGCAACCTTAAGCATTCCAAGCAGCACGGTGGTGTACGGTACTGGCGCAGGATCGGTGCTGGCGGCAAACCAATCCGCTGCGAACTTCATCACTACGACAAGCTCGTCGAACGTAGTGCTGCGCGATATGAAGTTTAACTCGGCTGGCACCTATTCTTTCGTGTCAACCTTTACCACTTGCACCAATGTGCTAATCCAGAACGTCATCTTTGACGGACTGCGTGGCGGAGTAACACAGTCAAGCACTGCGTTTCGTAGCTATGGCAGCACAAATATAACGATTGAAAACTGCCAGTTCTACGATTTTGATAGCTGTGTTTATCTTGATAAGTCAGGCGCAACGGTTAGCGATAACGTAAAGGTTTCCACTTCGTTCTTTAAGCATACGGTTACTGGGCAAACCGACACACCGACTGGTGTTTATCAGCTTGAATGCGCGAATCTGTTAGTTGATGGTTGCACCTTTGTGAACATCATCGGGACTGTTGGCGGCACTCAAGTTGGGTATAGTGTTTATGAGGGCGATGGCACTGGTTCCGTTACTACAGTTGTAACCAATTGCCTGACGACTGTATCAACCGCAAAAGCGCATGTGATGGTGCAAAGCGCAAACTGCCCGACCGTGATGGTGGAAAATAATCGGTTTTACGGGACTGCTGGTGGGGTGGGGCAACTGTGCCAGGTTGGTGCGGCAAGAGGTAGTGTGCTAGTGCGTGGCAACCGCTCGTCCCAGGGCGGAATAATTATCCTTGGTGGCGGGACGGCAGCAACAGCTTTGCGCTTCTGCGTGGTCGATGGCAACATCATTCAGAAGCTGGAGCAAACCACATCCCCTATCCGAATCGGTGTGCAAGGATCTTATTTTGTCAGCTACGCAGAGATTAAAAACAATGCCTCATATTGCTCGATTGCTGGGTCACTTAACATCTCCGAGTGTGAATACGCAATAGTCGAAGGGAACACTTTCCTGAACTGGAACACGGGAAACTACGCAACGCCAACGGTCTATGCCTACACTGCCGGCATCTACTGGCAGCAAGACACGGTGGTTTCGTATGGAGTTATTCGAGATAACATCCTAAAGAACGATACCAAGATTGGCGGCGATACTGGTTACTGTCAGTACGGGATCGCTTGCGAAAGCGCGACCGCAGCCGCGAGGGTGCAGTTATATAACAACACCATCGGCACGATGCTTGTGGCTAACTTTGTAAACTGCTTGGCTGAGTCCGGCGTTTATACTCCGACGCTTTACAACACACTAAACGTCACAACATCAACAGCCTCTCCTTTGAATTACTCGCGGAATGGCAATGCTGTAACCGTATCTGGCGTTGCTAATTTAACGCCAACAGCGGTAGCGCCTACGGCAACGCAACTGGGCGTAAGTCTGCCGATTGCTAGTAATTTTGCATACTCGGGCGATGCTGGTGGCTCCGCATTAAGCGCGGCCACACAATCAGAAACTTACGCAATCTTTTCAGACTCAACCAATGATCGCGTTGTTTTGGACGGGCTGGCGCGGGTAGCAGGAAGCCATGCGGTTTGGATCAACTTTACCTACTTGATTATTTAACCGGGAAAAATTATGACCGTTACCGTAAAAGTGCTGATTCCGGCTAAGACCGCTGAGAACAGCCAAACCACCCAATACACCGCGACCAACGTCACCACGATTATCGACAAGTTCACCGCGACCAACTACAGCGCAACGGCTGCGACCTTGAGCGTTAACTTGGTAACGGCGGCAGACACGGCTGGCAACCAAAACTTGATTACCAAGACCAAGACGTTGGCGGCAAGCGAGGTGTACACTTTCCCCGAGATTGTCGGCCAGGTGCTGATGGCAAGCGGGTTTATCTCCACCATTGCTGGAACGGCCACGGCCATTAACATTCGCGCAAGTGGGCGGGAGGTTAGCTAGTGGATTTGAATTGCACAACTAGCGCCGCAGACCATAAAGATTTCAACTTGTTTTTAGTTGAGGCAAATCTTTTGCCTGAAACTGTCCGGCAAATATCGGAGTTCACCGCCGATGTTTTATTTTTGGCTGACGCGCCTGTAAACGTGGCCGCGTCTGTTATTGAAGGCAAAGGGTTGTTCCTGACTGAGCCTAAACTTGAGGGCGAACTGATATGCCCCGCCCGAGTATCCGGTCGTAGGACGCAAGCTGGCAGATATACAAACCATTCCGCCACGCCTAACGCAACCATGATCCTGCTTGACAACGGCGATCTGAATCTGGTCGCGCTTGCGGATATTGCTGCCGACCAAGAGATCACCATTGATTACCGGCGTTCGCTGGCGCTATCCGATCTGACGTTCAACGACGGTTGCTTGGACATGCGGAACAAGGTAAACCAGCTAGAACAGATGGTTGAACAATTACCGCAAGTTGACTGCCCTGTTCGTAACATCTTTGCACCAAACGTCTACGCCAGAGAAATGACCATTCCCGCTGGCGTTGTGCTAACTGGCGCGGTACATAAAACGTGCCATCTGAGCATATTGTCTAAAGGCCAAGTCAGGGTTGTCAGTGACGAAGGTGTTATTGAGTTGGCGGCGCCAGCTACATTGATTTCACAACCTGGGGCCAAACGGGCTATTTTTGCCCTTTCAGAAGCGGTTTGGACTACGATCCACGCTACAACCGAAACTGACTTGGACAAACTGGTAACAGAACTTACCGAATCAACCGCTGCGGAATTATTGGGTGGCGTTAAAAATAAGCAACTATTGACGGTTGCTGCAAGTAATCACTTGGAAGGATAAATCATGGCTTTCGGTATATCAGCAACAGCACTTTTTCTCGGCGGAACCGCGTTAGTTGGGGGATACCTTGCGTCTGAAGGCGCGTCTGACGCAGCCGACACCGCAGCGCAAGCATCGGGGCAAGCATCTGCCGCGTCCATTGCAGAGCAGCGCCGACAGTATGACATTAACCGCGCTGATTACTACCCGTACATTACGTCCGGGCAAAGCGCGGTCAACCAGCTTGCCGCCGGTTTAGCGCCAGGTGGACGGTTTTCAACCCCCACACCGTTTGATTTCCGATACGACCAAAACACTGACCCCGGTTACGGATTTAGATTTGACCAAGGAATGCGCGGCGTAAACGCTTCAATGGCTGCTAAAGGTATGGGCCTATCCGGTGCAGGTATCAAGGGCGCAACTGAGTTTGGTCAAGGCATGGGTAGCCAAGAATACAACAACGCTTTCAACCGCTACGTGACCGGTTTCAACGCCAATACGGGCGAGCGTAACCAGCTCTACAACCGATATGCGGGCGTAGCGGGAACAGGCCAACAGGCGGTTGGAGGCGTTACAGCACAAGGCGCAAACATGGCGGGTAACATCGGCAACGCCTACATGACCAACGCAGCTAACACCGGCAACGCAGCGATGGCAGCGGCGGGGCAGCGTCAGTCGGCTTTTGGTGGCGCGGCTAACGCGTTAGGCCGGATGTATGGAAACAAAGGGTTCTCAAATCCGTTTGGCGGCAACGCAGACTACAATGACTATAACGCCACGCCGTATCAAAACGATCCGATATTCGCAATGAGCAGGGAGGGGTAATCATGGCTGAACTTAACTTTGGACTACTGACCCCGCCTGGCTCGCAGAGCATAGGCAACGCTTTTGCACAGGGCATGGATCAAGCAGCGGTGGCTAGGGCGCAGGAGAACCAGAACGCGCTGGCTCAGTACACCTTGGGCAAAGCAAAGCGCGAGGATGAACAGCAGAACGAGTTATACGCCGCAGTGCGTCAACCCGGCTTTAAGTTAGATATTGGAACGGCTATGAGGTTCGGCGCGCCGGGTTTAGCCGCGTACAAAGCGCAACAAGAGGGCGAAGTGCGCGGCGTAGACCTGCAAATTAAACGCAATACTCTAGCCGGACAACCCACTAAACAAATGCTTGACGAAAGTAATCTTCTCGACAAAGTTTTAGGCCAACTTCAGCCAAACGCTGCAAGAGCGCAAACGGTCGATGACGCGGTAAGGTATGTAGACGTATTGTATGACCACCCAATAGCGGGTGCATACGCGTTAAAAATACAACCCAGAGAACAAGCAATTGCACAAGCCAAAGAAGAATTTGTTAAAAATCCCGATAAATGGCGCGCAGTAAACACTAACGTAAACGGGTTGCAAATCGTGCAAGCCACCATGCCCAAACCGCAAGTTTTTGGCGGTGTCATAGGAAATGCAAATCCAATATCAGGGCCGGTAGGGGAGCGAATACCTAACACGCCGTACATACCGCAAAGTGCTACGGCTAAAGCCGAGAGCGACCTTAAAAATGCAATAGCAAACGGCGCGCCGCCTGCGGAAATTGCGGCACTTACCGCTGCTCGTGATTCAGCGTTAATCGCCCAACAACAACGCGCGCAACAAATTGCTATATCGGGTGGGCAACTTAACGTAGCGCAAGGCAATTTAGCGTTACGAAATAGGGAATATGATCCGTATGGAATGTTTCCGCAAGTTATGGGTGGTGGTGGTGGTGGTGGTGGCGCGCGTCAATTAAACAACTTAGGCACTACAACGCCGTTAGCAACTCCCGCACCCCAAGGGGCTGCGCCAACAGCCCCCGCGCCCCAAGCGGTTGCACCAGCAAGCATTGCGCCTATGACTGTGGCCGACGCGTTTAAAAATAATGTGACCGGGCCAGCATTTGTAGCGGTATTGCCGCCAACGGTTAGACCGTTAGTAGAATCTATATTGCGTTATGATCAACGCCCGCCCAGCCCTGCAACCAAACGCGGTCAGCAATTGCTGGAGTTAGTCAACCAAGCTGACCCAACGTATGATGCCAGTAAAGCGCAAACGCGTTACATAGCCAAACAAACCTTTGTAAAAGGGCCGGTGGCGGATGCAATTGCGTCAACAAATACGGCTATTGACCACATGGATACTTTAGCTACATACGGTGCTAATTTGAACAACGCTGATGTGCGTCTGGCTAACGCGGCAAAACAAGCAATAGCCGCGGCCTTTGGCGCAGACGCGCCTACAACCTTTGACGCTACACGGCGAATAGTAGGCCAAGAAGTAGTTAAAGCAGTTGTTGCAAACGGTGGTTCAATGCGGGAACGTGAGGAAGCGGCGGATGCGTTTAACAGAGCTAATTCGCCTGCACAGTTGGCCGGCGTGATTAAATCATACCAAGCACTATTAGGTGGACGCTTAAAAAGCACTCAACTACGGTATGAAAACGACACTGGGCTAAAAGATTTTCAAACTAAACTTTTACCCGCAACTATCCGTGCAATTAGCGGTGCAACACCAGCCGCCGCTGGCGCGGGCGCAACTGTAAAACCGGCGGCAACAACCGCAAAACCGGCGGCGGCAATTAAAATTAGTGGAAACGCTGAGTATGATAAGTTACCTAGCGGAACCTTATTCATAGACCCCGAAGGTACACAACGGAGAAAACCATAATGGGTTGGCAAGACGCGCCAGTAGCGGCAAACGAAAGTTGGCGCGCCGCGCCGTTAGTTGAACCACCCATGCGAGGTTCTGCCTTGGGTGGTTTAGTAGAAACCGGGATAGGCATGACTACGGGGCTTGCTGGCAGTGTGGCGGGCGGGCTGCGCGGTCTATATTCACTTGCTACTGGCGAAGGCAGCGAAACAGCGGCGGATAAGGTTAGGGCTACGCAAGAATTTTTAACATACCAGCCTCGCACAAAGCAAGGCCAAGCAATGACCGCAGTAACTTCAATGCCGGGCGAACTTGCGGCCCGTGCGGGTGGCGCCGTGGGTACCACGGTGGGCAATGTGGTTGGGCCACAAACAGGTGTGGCGTTCGGTGCTGCGGGTGAAATCTTGCCTGCAATAGGTCTTACTTTGTTGGGCGGCAGCGGAACGCTTGCTGGCGCTAGAAACCGCACAGCGCGGCAGCAACAGTTGCAAAACGAAGCCAACGTCACAGGAAGTTATGTTGACGCCGGACGTATAGAAGCGGCGCAAACTGCTAACCGGCTTGGCGTTGCCGTAGACCCCGCCGCGTCTAACCCCACCCTGCCAAATAAGTTAATGACGGGGTTAACCGGCGGTCGGGATGTAAACGCAGCATTGGCGCGGTCAAATGAGCCAAAATGGACTGCACTGTCTAAAGAAGGTATTGGACTTCCAATTACAGCCGACCTGCGAAAAAAAGCCACCTTTGATGACGCAATTGCGGAAGTTGTTAGGGTGCCTTACGGGGATATTAGAAACTTGGGCGCGTTGACTGTTGACGACGCAGTGGTGTCTCGGCTTACTGCGCTACCAAAAACGGTGCTAATTGGCAGAGGTGGAATGGAAGGTGTAACCGCGCCTTTGATAAATGACGCCGTAGCTAAAATTAACTCGGGGCTTACCGGCGCGTCGGCGCTGGAAAACATTCAATCGTTGCGGCAAGATGCACGACGCGCGCTTGCGCCGGAAAAGAAAGGCAATGAAGTAACAAAAGAAGCGCGCGCGTCCGCCGATATAAGTTTAGGTATCGCCGCCGAACTTGAAGCAATTATTGAGTCCAACTTACCCACCACCGCACAAATAGCCGCCTACCGCACCGCGCGGACAAAAGCCGGGCAGATATACGATGTTGAACGCGCCACAGATAGGGCGACGGGGCAAGTAGACCCTGCGGTGTTTGCCCAGCTTGTACGCGACGGCAAGCCCGTATCAGGCATCGTAGCGGATATAGGCAATGTTGCGGCTAATTTCCCAAAGATTGCGGAAATAGGTGCTACTGGCGTGCCAGCTTGGCAACGGCGTTTAACGCGGTCAGGCCCCGCAGGAACTATTGGTCTTGGTATAGGTTCCATGTTTGGTATGCCGGTTACAGGCGCGGTTATTGGCGGCGGCATCGGGGAAGCCGCAAGCGCGTTGAGTGCTAGGCGCATGACGCGGCCAGGCTACCAAGCGGCGCGGGCGGTGCCACCGGATTACCGGCCACCAGTCAACGCGCTTGCACCGGCGGCTACGGCAAACTTACCGGCGATATACCAGCAGCAAGGTTCGCTTTCGCCGGGGTATTCGCCGGATTGGGTAAACGTAAACCCGAATCGTGTTGTATCACCCCCCAGCGCACAGTATAGCGCGCCGCCAGGGTATAACCCGCGTCAGCTAAATGCACCCGTGTTAACCGAATTGCAAAACAACGCGCTAAACGTAGATAAAGCTAGAGAACGGCGATCAGGGACAGCGGCTTACGCTGATGAACTAGCCGCGCGCGCTGCTGCTGAAGCTGAAGCCGCGCGGCGGGTGCCCGCCGGCACGGGGCAGGTGTACGAACTTGACCCGGTTACCGGGCGGTTAAAGAGCGCGAGCGAAGGGCTAAGAGGCGCAACCCCCGACCTGATGGCTAGTACAGGTTCGCCCCTCGCGTCTGCCGTAGATAAGCTATCGACGGGTCGCGCGTTTGCCATGAGCGCAGAGGAGCGGATTGCGTGGAATACGCGTAAAGTTGACTTGGAATCTGCCGTGCCAGGATTTAGCAAACTCTCTGACAAGGCCGTAGCCGAGCGTATGATGGATCGCCAATGGGTATCCGACGCCGTAGCTAAAGCGCGAGAGAAAGCGCGGGGTTTTGACGAAATTGGTAAACGCTCAGAAAGTGCGGATAAAGTTCGCGCGGCCCGCATCGAACGCGACCGTCTGATGGGCGTAGCCGAGTTACTGAATGAACAACTGAGCAATATGCCGTCAACCAAGACTAAGACGCAAGGCCCGAAAACAAGAGAAGCGCAACGTAACGCATTGCGCGGAAACGAAGACAACCAAAACAACTTAGCCAGGTAGCCAAAACATGGAAAACCAACATCTCATAAACGCACTGATCGGTGGCGGCTTTGCGATCCTCGGCTGGTTTGCGCGAGAACTTTGGGGTGTTGTTAAAGAACTACGAGCCGACCTTGCAGCGCTGCGTGAAGATTTACCAAAAGAATACGTTGCCAAAGATGACTACCGCGAGGACATCAGGGAAATCAAAGCAATGCTGGCTAAAATATTTGAGAAACTTGAAAACAAGGCTGACAAATGAAAAAGCTGCTCCTCCTCGCTTTGCTGCCGGTAAACGTATTTGCTGCTGACCTGATGATGTGCAACGGCGAATACGCTTTGTGTGCCGCTTCAGGCTCTACGCCCACTGGCAAGACAATAACGGTTAAAGGCAAGGTGTTTCAAGAAGGCATGGCAGTCTGTCCAGTCTTGAAGGGTAGAAGCGTAGCGAATGGCGCGTTGATGAATAACTCCTGCGACGCTCCTGCGGGTAAGGTATGGAGCCTGTTTTCCACTGTGAGCGAAGCGCCACAAGCGCCAAGCTGGGCAGTTGCGCCGCTGGTGAGTCGATCATTCATCCTCGGCAAAGATTCCGGTATGTCAAACCAGTGGTCGTTCTTGTGCGACAAGCAAGCAAAGAAAACCAACGGTGTGCAGCTTGCGTCCTGCTACGGCCCAATCAACGAGAGTCCGGCTACTAATGGGCATATCAAGCCGGGTGCTAAAATCGTTACTGACGCGCCGGTAGGTGTTTTAAATCCTGTAGGAGGGAATTTCTAATGGGCTGGTTAAAATCAAGGTTTGGCGAGGCATCTACGCTCGCTGGGTTAGGGGTTGTAATGATGGTAGCGTCTGCAATTGCGCCGCCGCAGTATCAATTACTGATTCAAGGGCTGGCAGCGGCGCTGGGTATCGGCGGTGTGGTGCGTCCTGAAAAATAACTTTGAGCGTTCGCTG